TCATCGATGATCGGGAGCACATTGTAGTCCCACCCGTATGCCCCGTTCATCCCGGTTCGCCATTGCGAGTGCATCATCGTTGCAATCCTGACCGCTCGCCAGTTTTCCGGCCATACCCCCAAGCCATCGTCTTCTTTTCTGGCCTGCTGTGCTGCCATGACCTCCGATGCCGGGACGCCCATTGCTATGGCTGCCAGTACGGCCTCATCATCGATCTGCGGTGTGCTGTCCCGACCGGCCAGACGCCGGGCCACCGCTTTCAGTTTTTTTGCCGCCCCTGCTGCAATTCCTTGTGATAGGCCAAGAAGATCGCCAGCCCTGCGCCGTGGTAGTTGTCGAGCAATCGTTCCAGTTCATCCCGGCTGAACTCGTCTTCAACGTCGCGCCAGTCGGTGATGATCTGCTCGCAGAACGAGATCCCGATATTCTTTTCCGCGTCAGCTTCCATCATTTCCGCAAGTTTCTTGCGCGAGAAGTGCCGGAACTCGATCTCAATCGGCACCGGCTCATCACCAGGAACGGGAATCATCACTTTTGCCCAGAATGTCGGGTTTGGTTCAAGTTTGAACATTCAATCCCCCAATTACAGCATAATGAGCTTCAATTCGTCATTGCCGGAAGACGGCAAGAATCGCAGGTCAACCGATAGCATCGCCCGACCGTCAACATCCTCGTATTTCGGGTTGATCCGCTGTACGGCGGGAGCGTAGACCATGACTTTGTAGCCTGCTGCGGTCCCGAGCGTCCAGCCTATAGCTGTGGTCGTGTTGGCATTGATCGCGGTGATCTCAGTCACTTCGGCGGCGGCGGCAAGGTCAATCACCATCGACCCGGTAATTTCACGCCCGGTGATGTCCACCGACTCTCCACACAAGGTCGGAACGTGTTTGTAATCGTTGCCCAGGGAAATACTCATTCCCCGAGTACATGCCGCTGAACCGCCAGACAATACCCCCGCCGCATAGGTCGTGTTGCCGATCAGGAAGTCATCGCTATTCGCGGCGGTGACCGTAACCGGAGTTTTAAAGCTGGTGTAGGATACCCCGGAAGGAGTCTCCGCAGTGGTACCGCCGTCGATCCCGAAGAACTTGAAAGCCATGGTCGGACGCGCCCCGACTGTCAAGTCAATATCACACGTTCCCCGGCACCCGAGCGCTTTCCACAGTACGCCGTCCAGATAGTAGTAAATCGATACACCTTCCTGCGCGGTAGAGACCGGTGAATATTCAATCCGATCTGGGGTAAGGAGATCAGACTCGGCAAAACTGCACGCCCTGAGCAATGGCCCCCAAGCCGGAACTGTTCCAGCCGTCCCGCTCGCCTGCAGCTCTACCGTGAAATCCAGGGAGATGTAGCGCGTTCCGACAAGCTGCTCAGATGCGCCCATGTATGCCCGGATCAGGTCGCGATTGACGTTTTCATGGACCGGCGCTACCGTGACATTAGAGACCAGCATGGAGTTTGCCGCGCCTGTCGGGATTGAGTCCTGCCCGTAGGTCGTCTCGATCTTCGCCAGAATGGTTGTATTTCGGATATATCGTGCCATCTTTAAACCTCCTCAGAGGGGTCAACTTTTATCAATTCGCCCGTTTCAGGACACTGGACGTACCTGCCGCCCTCTGTCGGTGATGGAGGTGCCGGCCATGCGTTTTCAATCAATTCAGGTTCAGCGGTTTCAACCGCCGTGTGTTCCTTGCAACATGCCATTAAGATTGTGCCTCCATCGTGTATTCTATTGTCAGGCTCATCCGGGCCATCCAAGTTCCGTATTCGTCGCTCGCCCGGGATGAGGGGGATTGCTCGACAACATGCGCCGATGATACAGCAGCTACCCCCAGTTTGTTTCCTTCAAGCAATGCGGTTAATTGGTCGACCAGCTCAACCAACCCGGTCGTGCCTGTCAGCGCCGTCTCCCCATCTGGGGTCAATTCCACGTTGCCGACAATCTCGACACGAGCAACCGATAAAATAGATGTGCCGCAAGTGCTGACCGCCGTGCGCGTCACCCCGTCCGGCTTAATCCCGACACAAGGCAACCCCGTATCAAGCGGCCTCCAATCTGACGATGGAGTAACATATATGTCATCTGCGGCAATCGCATATCCCGAGATCAACATGGCTGCAGCGATAGCGTTCTGTATTGCCGGGAGTATGGTTTTCAAAATGTCAACTCCCCGACCCGTGCCGTTGACAGCGTGATCGTATACACCCCGCCATCGTCTTTCACTTCGTCAACCGTCCACGCCACCCCGTCTATCGTGAGCTGGTCGCGGACGCTCGGTTTCGTGATGTCCGTTTTTTTGACGAACAGGTCGAACATCGTCACCCACGTACCGTCCAGCGCCGACCGTCCCGATATCTCGTCACCTATCACGCACACCACCGACGTTGAGCCGATGGTGTGCGTACTGGCAAAGCCGTCAAGGTCAAAGAAGATGGTGAGGTCTTCAGTCAGCATTAAGCAGCCGGAAGAATATCAGTTGCGCCCTTGATAACCGTGACAGCCATCGGTGTTGCGGTGCCATGCGTGCCTGAGAAGTCGGCAAGCATTTTCAGGTATCGCCGTCCGCCTTTGTATCCGATTGCGGTTACATCTGCAGTCGCGTGAGCGGCGTTGAGGCTCTTGACAATGCCGCCAGTACCTACAGACGCAACCCCGATAAGGTCGTCAACCGTCACGGCGTCATAGCTCGAATCATCCGCACTATGAGTGAGCTTGAACTCAACTTTATTGGTCGTATCAAATGTGATCCCGCCTGCCCCGACCGAAATCAGGATCAGAGCCGATTGATAATAGGCAAGGTCAATAGCGGCGGGGGTATTGTCGGCGGCAAGGGCAATAGGCCCGAATGCAACGACCGGTTTCAACAGGTTATAAAGGTCTTTATCGATCATGGTTCACCTCATTATGCTTTGTAGCCGACTGCAAACGATTCGGCGTGTCTTACGGCGATGTCGATGTCTTGGAAGCAGACGATCCTGGTTCCGCCAGATTTCGACAGGGTATTGGTATCGACGGTCACATCCAGCCCCGACCACATGCCGACAATCAGATCAGAGAAATTGCCGAATATGATATATTTTGCCGGGACATTGTTGGATATTTCCAGTGTATAGCCGTTCGTCGAGCCGCCTTCCAACAGATAGATGCCGTTGCCGCTGGTACGCTCGGTCGTCTTCATCGCGCCGGCGATGGTAGCCGTGGTGATGTAGCCGAGATTTCCCAGGAGCGCGTTATCGGTAGCAACTTCGGTTTCGAGCGCTACGATATTTGCCCAGGTCGGAGTATTGGCCGCGTTCAGCGTTACCGAGCCAACCCCGGTAACATTGAGAATGCCTCGAGGCTGACCATTCGCCCCGGTGCCGGAAATTGCCGCCGAATCAATTGCAAGTGCCATCTGTAAGGCTAAATCGTTACGGACGAACGACTCAACATCAATCGAGCTCTGCAGCATCAATCGGCGTGTAATATCGGTGTACGCCCCAAGGCTTTTGGGACTCATCCGGATCTGTCCGAGTGTCTGTTGACTCTCGGTGATGTTTGCCCCCTCGTTGACCCAGTATGCCGTTGCCCCGCCGGTCTGTTTCGGGATATCGATGTCACCATTCAGCCCGGTGAGCATCCGCACGCCCATCCGCATCACCGAAGAGGCGTTTCTGAGCAGATCGATAAACGATCCGGTCTGCAGCGTCTCGGCTACCAGATACCCGCCTGCGGTGCCGACATTTGCAGCAAGATCACGCTTTGCGTACCGAGGATCAACAAGCACCTCGTGAGGGATGAAGGCGCCTTTCGCTTGCCGTCCGAATTTGTCCTCGAAGGCGATGGAGCATTCCCGCTCAAAACCGGCCTTGCTCCAGTCGTTCGTTGCAAGCGCCCTGATCAGTCGGAAAAATGAGAAATTTCCAACTTCTTTCTGGCTCAATCCGATATTAGGATCAATGTCGACCGGCGGCTCGGCGCGCTTGGAAAGTTCAGCAAGGACATATTTCCTGAACTGATCAACCGCTTTTCCATCGGCTACTGCCGCCTCGGCTTCCCTCTCAAGTTTGTGTATCTTGCCCAGGGCCATGATATCGCGGATCCTTGCGGTCTCAGCGGTACGGGCCTCGACTTTGACCTTATCAAGGTCTATTTCCGGCTGTTTTTGGGTATTGTCTTCCATACTCTTCACCTCAGTCTGTGTTTTGTCTTCATCGGCACTCCGTCCGACTCCGACCGTAGTGTCTGCCGGGATGGATACAATACTTGCCTCCAGCGGCGTCCATTTCGTTACCCGGTACGTGTCCCCGGTATCCTTGTCATGCTTGACCAGTTTCATGCCATTGACGCGGTAGCCGACCGAGATATTCCCCCGGATTCCGTCAACTACGTCCTGAAAAAACTCGTCAGCCCTTGCACTTTTGCCAAAGCGCACAATTGCCCGCCCCTTGCGGTCAGGGTCGATCCATGCTTTTTCAATGACTCCGATCTGGTCATAGTGGTCGTGACCGGCAAGAAACGGTGCCCGGCCCGACTGCATAAACTCCATGTCGATCTCGCCATCCTCATGCCCGAGGATCTCATTCCCGAACCATCGCCGGTAAGGTTCCTCTGAGGAAAACGCTACCTCTACCGTTCTGGCCTCGTTGTTAATGGCTGATCGCTCAACAGCGGCATTACGAAATATCGTTTCACCGCTAATTTTCTTCAGCAGGTCGTCCATTCTGTCTCTCCTTCGGTGTAAATGCCGGGATTATCAACCCAGCGGCCTCTGCCTTGGCTTTGGCTTCCTTATTCGCATCAATTACATCATCGAAATCTACCCCGCGCTCTGCGGCAATATCGTAAATTGATTTGAAACAGTTTGATACGTCTTCTTGTGCTGCTTGCGATTCGTCTGCAGGATTTACCCACTCCCATCCACGCGGACGCCAGACAGCGGCGTTGAATTTCTCGAACCTGCCGACCGGTAGCTTGATAAACTCAGTTGTCAGGGCAGCGAACAGCCACCGCTCGAACACCGGCTGGCATAAATGCTCGATCATCAGTGATTGAATAGAGCGCCATGCCGCCCGGTCGGCCAATTCTCCTGACCTGATCGACGAGAACGAAACGCCCTCAAGGTTATTTGCAAGGGCCACATAAGAGACATTCAGACCCGACGATACCCCGCGCAATTCTGCCTTGAGGAAGGATTCGACGGTGGAAACGGGCTTATCAGGATTCCAGTCCTTGAAATCCCACCCTTTCTTTAATTTCTCGAAAAATCCCGGCTCGGCTTCCTGTATCGGGTTTCCGTCATCCGCTTCATCGTCTCCGTCATACGTCGAATCATCACCCGGGATGTAGAATCCCATCTTGCTTGCGGCAATGCGCCATGCAACAACCTCCGCCTCTTCGGCGGCGGCAATCTGGCGAAGACGATTCGCGACGGAGGTTATCCAAGGTGCCGAACGGGCCTCATCGGGTCGTTCTGGCCTGCGAAGATGCAAAACGTATTCAGCCGGCAAGCGGCGGCGTACCTTCTGCGCGATCTGCGTCGATATTTCGGCGGGATGTTTCAGCAACAGATGGTAGGCTACCGGCCTGCTGTAGCTATCAATCTCGACCCCCATGACAATCCGATTGCCGTTTCTCAGGTCGAGGTTGTATTCAATGTCGAGATGATCGGATTCGATGATCTGTATGGCAAATCCAGCTTCATTCCCGGTCCACCCAGGGGGCATGTAGACCAAAACTTCCCCGTCTCTCGCCATCGCCCGGAGAAGGATGCGCTGCACGTCAAGCCATGTGAAACGACCGCACGTTGTGCAACCATTCCGGCCCCATTGCCGCCATCTCTCCTCGATCAGTTTGTTTGCATACTGATCCGGCCTGCCGTCGCCACCAACAACGCGCGATTGCAGCCCAATTCCCTTATGCCCGACAACATTCTCGATCAGCAGGTTGAAATATCGGCGGATGTAATCGTTATTTCGCTCAAGGTCTCGGGACCGACTCCGCAACACCGTCAATGCGTCGCGCAGTTCCATGTTCGCCGTGCTGTTCGGTGCTTTCCAATCTGCCGACAATCTGTTTGTAGCCGCCGCCGCGTATGCTTTTCGCGGCAATCCGCTTGATGCCTTCTTTGGCTTGCGGTTAAACGGCCACATCATACGAACCTCACCAGCACTTTATTTCCCTTCTTTCCTGATTCAATTGCCTTTTCGGTAGACACTCTGGCCTCCCAAAACCGCAACAATTCAAGCCGCTCAAGAATAGGGATGCCCTCCATTCTCCTGCCGCCGATAGTGTAGTTTAAGACGATTTTTGAGGCGTTGGTCTCGAACGAGGCTTTGAGGTAATAGACGATCCTTTCCGCCTGGCTCCTGCCGTCATAGGCTGTCTGCGTAGACGGATCAGGAAGTATGGAAATACTGCCAGTTTCGACAGTGTAGCGGTCAGTTCCATCATCGACAACGGCGGTATAGGTGTAATCGCCGTCATCGTATCCTCCAGTAGTTACAGCAGAAAGTGAAACAAGATGATCATCGCCAGATGCAGTCGATGAAAAGTCAATCGCCCCGGCTGAGTTGATGAGATAGTATGTCACTGACCACCCGGACGATGCCGGATAGTCGGAAAGAGATAGCAACCATGATGCAGAGTTCCCGGCTGTTATCGATGATGGGGTTTCGCTCGCTGGCTCTACCATGCGATAGCGTGATTATGGTTTTTCACGCTATCAGGATACCACTGGATTTTAGATGATTGAGGAAAAGGAAAAAAGAAGGGAAAAACTAATAGGAATATGGCAAAAAAGTTATTGACAATGGTTAAAATTACGCTCTTTTTCGAGCCTGTTGAACTCCAAAAGATCGGAGCAAAGCGCTCTCCATTTACCTTTTGGACCGACCTGCCATGCAGATAGACCGCGCTCACGCACTAAAGCCGGTATTTCATTAGGATCTCGCTTGATTATTTTACTGATCGCCTCTGCACCGTAGACCATGTGCTCCTCTGGTCGGATATACACCGTATAGACGACCATTTCACCAATTCCTGATGAATCCGCGCTTCCTTCGCGGCTTTTGTCGCTGTCTGCGCTCTTCAACTATGGCCTCTGTTGGTGTAGGTTCTGGTTTTACCCTTTCAGACTCTTGCTGTTTCTCTACCCTTGCTGATATTCTGCGTGATATCCTGCTGAAATTCGGATTCAGCCGCGCCAATGCCGCCAAATTCTCAACCCGGCAGTCAAGCGCCTCGTTTGGTCCGAGCTTGTGCCACTCATGCCCGACGACCACCCCGGATCGTCGTTTCGGCCTCTTTTCCTCGTTGGTCAACTTTTTGAAGTAATCCGGCCCGTAATGGCTCGGGAAATGGCAATACCCAGGCCCAGGAATATGAATCTTGTTCAATCGCGTGAAAATGGTCTCCTTCGCTTCGTCGGTGTTGATCGGGAATTGCAGCGTTTTCTTTCCGGCTTCACCCTGATACGATCCTTTTCCCAAAAG